CCAGTTACCCCACCTGTAACTCCACCTGTAACTCCACCTGTAACTCCACCTGTAACTCCTCCACCAAACGTTTGTAGCACACCTGGATGTGATACGTTTGGATATTCAGGTTCATCTGCTGCCTGTGCTAACTGCCAAAATTGTGTAAATAGCGGTGGAACTTGGACAGGAAGCAGTTGCTTCTCATAAGCAGCAGTATGATACACTTTAAATAAAAGAAAAGGAGAAAAAATGACAATTAAAAAATTTGCGGGAATTGTAGATGGAGATGTATTTACAGTAATAACCGTAGATACAGAGTATCAAGGCTCTGATGGAGAAGGCGGAGAAAGAATAGTCGCTGGACTTTCATCTAATCCTATCTTTGTAGAGATTCCATCTGAACTTGATGTAGATATTAGTTGGAGATGGAATGGCACCGAATTTGTAGAGGTATAACTTCTAATGACTGAAAAATCTGCATGGCAAAAATATAAAGAAAACCTTGGTGATGTAAGACCATGGGATTTAATAAATAAAAATACACAGTGGGCTGATGACTTACTAGCAAAAGAAAGATATAACATTTGCTTATCTTGTCCAGAACTAATAAAATCAACAAAGCAATGCAAAAAATGTGGATGTTTTATGGCAGGAAAAACTAAACTACAACTAGCAGCATGTCCAATAGGAAAGTGGTAATATGAAAGAATTAGCACCAGGAGTCGTAGTATTTGAAAATGTATTTCTTGAATCAATAGAATATATAAAAAAAATAGAAGAAGCAGGAATTTCTTGGAGACCTGCAGAAGTTCTTGTTGATCAAAATGAAAATAAATCTGGAACAAATACAAAGGCCAGAGATACTGATATTATCATGCTTCCTCATCATGAAAGTAATGAATCTGGAATCCTTGCTGATTTTGCAAAAGAGTTTCACAAAGAAATGAAAGTGTGTTTAGATCAGTATACAAGTCATTATGCTGCAACTATAGAAAAGTTTGAGAGCCCACAATTGCTTAGGTATGGAAAAGAACAGAAGTTCCATGACCACATTGATGATCATCCGTTTTTTACTCGCAGAATATCTTTAACATACTACCTAAATGACGAATACGAAGGCGGAAATGTTGAGTTTAAAAGGCATGGACTTAGATTTAAAGCAAATAAGAATGATCTTCTTATATTCCCATCAAACTTTATGTACAACCACGAAGTTCATCCCGTAACAGATGGATTAAGATATGTGGTGGTCCAATGGATGGCTTAAAAAGGGCTATAGTATACTCTTTATATTTTGACGATAATTATTCTCAACATCATAACTATAAACAAATACTAAAATCAATATTAAGCATTAGAAAATTTTCTAATATAGATATAATATTTTTTTATTCTTCAAAATTTGATTTATCAAAAGAAAGTTTTTTTAATGATAATAATATAAGTTTAGTTCGGTTTAACAATGAGGATGTACTAGTTAGATGGACAGATAAGATTCCAGAATACCCATGGAATAGGCATTTGCATCACAGATGGCACAATATGATAGAGTCATTAAAAAGATTTAATTTAGATCAAATTTTATATTTAGATACTGATACTATATTTTATAAAAGTCCAGAAGAATTATTTAATAAATATAACAAAGATATATTTTATTTAAAAAAAGAATTAGATGATAAAGTTGTAAACGATTTAACCTTAAGTTTAAATATAATGCCAGCGATAAATGATGGACAAATAATAGTTTCAAAAAATGCACTTGGACCACACATTGATTTTTTTATGACGATGCTTGTGGACAAAATTTCACATTTTACAAATGTTATATATAATGAATTAAATAATTCTAATGATCATATTTTATTTTGGAATATATCTCAGTATTCTGCATTTTCTGTTATTAAAGACTTAAATATACAGCATGAATATTTTGATGAAGATGATATATCTCTTGGCCTTAATTTTGACAAACAAGATAAAAATAAAATTTTTATACACCACTACTTTAGTTCTAATATGGCCAGGTACTATGAATAAGACATTAGATAGGCACATTCTTCAATCTAACATGTTTGAATACTATTTTAACCTATGTGGAACTGATAAAGCAAGAGATCATGGATACCACGAAGCATACTCAAAACTGTTTAAAGATAGATATTCTGTTAAAAATATATTTGAAATAGGCATTGGCCTAGGATTTTCAAAAAATGCATGGAAAGTTTTATATCCAAATGCTAAATTATTTTTTGTAGACAACAATCTTGATTTCTTGATTAATGAAGATGACGTATTTTCTTATTATGCCGATCAAAACAATATTGATACATTTAAAGACTTTAGATATAAGACTAATGAAATATTTTATGATTTAATAATTGATGATGCTTCACATAACTTTGAATTAACATATAGCACATTTTTAGAAGTATCCCAATGGCTAAATTATGAAGGGGTATATATTATAGAAGATATTAAAGACTTAGACGTAGAAAAATGGAAGTCAAAATTAGAATCACAAATAAATAAATATGCTGTAGAATATATAGACTTAACAGATACTCATAAAACAGAATATAATGATAGTTATCTAGTTATTGTTAGGAGGATAAGTGAATAAAGAAGTTGGATTAATTAAAAATGTTTTAAACCCAAGAGACTTTGATAGACTTCGTATGCATTTTAAAAATCACGAAGGATTAAAATCTGTGGGAACTGACGAGTTTGGCAGAAAATTAGCGGGAGATCAATCGGAGCCAATATTAAAAGAGTTTAGTGAAATACTGTTGCCAATAGCAAGAGAATACTTTGGAAGTCAGACTATGCTTCCATCATATTCATTATTTGCAGAGTATTCTGATGAAACTATTAGTCTTCACAAGCACAAAGATGCAAATGCTTGCACATATACCCTTGACTTAGTTCTTTATCAAGGAGATCCTTGGGCCCTATATATAGATGGCAAAGCATATACAGCAATGCCAAATGAAGCAATCATGTTCATGGGTGAAGAGTATGAACATTGGAGAGAAACCCTTTATAATAATACTGGTAAGATTGGAGTAGTATTTTTCCATTATGTTGAACCAGATCATTGGTGGTTTACAAAAGGGCCAGAACATATTCAAGAAATTTTAAAAACAAAAAGAATGGAGCAAGAATGAAAACTGTAGACACAAGATCAATTAAGAACTTCCTTCCAGCAGAACTATTTGAGAAGATAAAGAAGCAAATACTAGAAATGAATCTAGGACCTGATGGACCACACTTTTATCACACCGTTGCAGGTAGATGGTTGGAAGAGGTACATTTTGATGCTGAAACAGAAGCAGAAATTTTAGAAATAGCAAAGAAGACATTTGGCTCCGAAACTATTCGTAGAGCAGGATTCCATACGGGTAGATACCAAAAACAAAACGGTGTCAAGCCACAACTATGGAAACACTATGATCAATCAGCCTGCCAGTATTCGCTAGATATTTGTGTTGACAAAAACGTTGACTGGCAATTAGCAGTAGATGATGTTTTCTATGATGAGCAGCCAAATGACTGTATTGTTTTTTGTGGTAATGACAGTATGCACTGGAGACCAGAGTTTCCATCAGAAGATGAAGACAAGTTTGTGCATCTACTATTTATGCAATTTGCAGAGCCTGATCACTGGGCATTTACTCCAACAGGACATGCTGAAAACTCATGGAAGTCTGATTTTAAATTTAGAGCAAAGATGGGGTATTGGTCACAGCCAGACTATAGTAACAATAGGCCAATCTGTAAATGTTGTGATTACCGTCCCGTTCTAAACTTTGAAGAAAAGTATCAATTAGAGAAGCACCTATGGGAAACTCCTTGATTTATTCTTTAGGTTAAAAATCAAATAAAAACCCCCAAGGATTTCTCCAAGGGGGTATTTTATTACCTAAAATTATCTAGGAAACTTCTTCATCCATTCTTTGGTCTTTGGAGTAATACCCTTCCAAGAAGACCAGTCGTTTCCACCATTGGACATATAGTATGCAATCTCCGCATTTTTGACGGGATTAAACAATTCAGCGTTAGAGTCAAGATCAAACTTATCTCGTCTATCTGGACCCAGTGTATCAATCATATTAATTTGGAACATTCCATATGAGGAGTCCCCAGTCTTATGGTTTCCGTTAAATGCTAAGGGACGACCATTAGATTCCTTCTTAGCAATAGCCCAGGCTACCACTAAGTCGTTGCCTGTAAATCCCACCAAAGAAAGCAACTTCTTTAATTCAATATCTGTAAGATTTGTTTTGTTTTCATAACGTTCTAACATTTTTGCTTTAGAAACAACAAAAGCCACCTTGTGGGTGGCAGCAGGGTTTTCAGCCTTTTTAATTAGTAAGTTGTTTTCCGTAGTTGATGCATTGGCAAAGTTGCTAAATGGTGCCACAACTCCAACCAGTGCTAGGATTCCAATCCAAGCCTTCTTGTCTCTTCTCATAATAGTAACCTCCTAGAGAACAAATGCTACCTGTTGGTAGCATGTATTAATTATAACACGAATTTGCCACCAAAGTCAAACTTTAGGTAACATTTTGGTAAACTTTTGGTTTTCATATGGGAAAGTGGTATAATAATAAGTATTATGGCTACTGGCGCAACTACAACTTATGATCTTCCTTATCCCGTTTTAAGTGACCCTGTAAATGTCCACGAGGATATTCAATCACTTGCAGAGCGTATAGAGAGTGTTATTTCAAACATTGGACTTCCTTTTATTTCATTAGAAGTTAGAAATATAACTGTATCAACAATTGCAAAAGGAACTCCAGTTTATATTTCAGGGTATACATCAAAACCAACAATTGCAAAATGTGATTCAAATGACCTAACAACATTCCCAGTAGTTGGAATAACACAAGCAGCAATGACAAGTAATTCTGATGGTGTAATAATCATATCTGGCGTATTTGAAAATATAAATACAGCAGCATACTCTGCTGGAGATATACTTTATGTTGCTGATGGTGGAGGTTTGACAGATACAGTTCCTGCTGATGGATCAGGCGCTGTAGCAGTAGTTGCCAAATCAAATGCATCAACTGGCGTTATTATTGTTGGACAGCCAAAAGGTAATGGATCTTGGGGGGCATTGAAAAATGGACTTGCTTAATGGTATAATTTAACAATGGCCGTATATAGAAACCCTAATGAAACTGCAATGGAGACTCAGCCCGTTGCTCCTGCTCCTTCAGTCTATAATGTTGGAAACATCCCACCACTTGTTAACTGGACATGTGTAATTGGAGATAGTGCTTCTTTTAGAATTTATGTTGAAGATGATCAAGGTAATGAATTAGATTACGATACAACTTCTGCTGGAGACACCACTGGTTGGGATATTTCTGGAGAGTTTAGACGATACTCTGATAATACTGGAGATGATTTATTGTTTACCGTTTATCCAGACCAGACAGAGTTTGATGACGCTGGAGAATTTACTGTCACTTTATCTCCCGCACAATCTAAGATTTTAAGAACAGGTGACGTCTTTGATATTCAACTAAGAGATGATACTCGTGTTTGGACGGTTTGTCAGGGCGAAATGATTATGATCGGTGAAGTTACAGAACAAGACACAGTAAGTTAATCATGGCAACAACCAATATAACTAATATTGGCAGAAGCCAAACTATATCTGATATAAAACCAACAATAACAGCAGCACCAATCCCCACGCATTCTTCATTAATTTCTAATATTGCTTTTTTAGTTACAGCAGCAGCAATTGTAATATCTCCAACAATTGAAAACATATCAGGTTCTGTTGGATCTTTAGTAACTGCAGACTATCCTAAAGTAACAACGGTAACAGATATTCTTCCATTTAGATTAACTATAACTAATATTGGTATTGAAGGATATAGTACTTCAAATCCCCCAGGAATTGGCATTCAAGTAATTGGCTTCTCTAACTATATACTTTAACAATGTGATATAATCTACACATGGCGAAAATATCATTATCAAGCGTAAAGGCCCTGTTTCAGACAGGTGACAGACCAACTGAGGCAGACTATGTTGATTTAATTGACACCACTTCAGCACAGGCAACAGACCTGGGTTCTGCTGGTAACAATGAAGTAACAATTACTGGTATTGAGAACAGCACAGTCTTTGATAATTTTACAGCCTCAGAGTGGAGATCAGTTAAGTATGTGATCTCAATTAAAAAGACTTCTGGTGGTGATAATAAATATTACACAACAGAATTAACCATAGTCCCTGACGGCACAAATGACAATGTTAGTGAATATGGAACAGTAGACAATGATGGGAATATTGGCACCATTAACGTCTCTAGGGCAGGAGGCACAGTTAACCTAACTGTAGTTCCCGTGGTGGGTCAGACCCCGATTACCTTACGCTACATGCGTACTGGTTTGAAGGCTTAACCAAGGAGATAACAAATGGCAACAATAACAAAAGATTTTAGAGTAAAAGCAGGACTGGTAGTTGAGGGATCAACTGCGACTGTTGATGGAAAAAGCATAATCACAGCAGGCATTGTAGATGCTAAAGGTGATTTAATTGTAGGTAGCGCAAATGATACAGTGGTTCGTCTTGGCGTTGGAACAAATGGATACGTACTTACAGCAGCCTCTGGCGAAACTAGTGGACTTGCCTGGTCAGCCCCTGCAGCAGTTGGAACATTTACTTCAAGCATTCTTTTTGAAGGTGCGACAGCAGACGATTATGAAACCACACTTGCAGTTGTAGACCCAACAGAAGACCGCACAATTACACTCCCTAACGCAACTGGAACAGTTGTTCTTAGGGATTCAACAGACACATTAACAAATAAATCAATTTCACTAACAACAAATACTATTACTGGAACAAAGGCAGAGTTTAACTTAGCAATGTCAGATGCAGATTTTGCATCACTTGCTGGTAGCGAAACACTAACTAACAAAACAATTAACTTATCAGATAATAGCCTAAGTGGAACAGTTGCACAATTTAATACTGCTCTTAGTGATGACAACTTTGCTACCCTCACAGGTTCAGAGACCCTTACTAACAAAAGCATTAGTGGTTCAACTAATACCATTACAAATGTTTCATTAAGCACTGGAGTTACAGGAACACTTCCTGTTGCTAACGGTGGAACTGGAATTACATCACTTGGAACTGGCATAGCAACATTTCTTGGTACACCGTCTTCTGCAAACCTTGCAGCAGCACTAACCGATGAAGCAGGATCTGGAACAGTAGCATTTACTACTAGCCCAAGTTTTACAACACCAGATATTGGTGTGGCCACTGCTACATCTGTTAACGGTACAACTATCCCGTCATCAAAGACACTTGTTGTAACAACAGATAAGTTAAACGTACTTGCAGCAACATCCTCATCAGAACTTGCTGGAATTATTTCAGACGAGACTGGTACTGGAGCACTTGTTTTTGCTAATACCCCAACACTTGTAACACCAAACATTGGTGCAGCAACTGGAACATCTTTGGTTCTTTCAGGGGACTTAACAGTTAATGGTACAACAACCACGATTAACTCAACAGAAATCACAGTTGATGACAAGAACCTTACACTTGGTTCAGTCGCAACTCCAACAGATGCAGGTGCAGACGGTGGTGGTCTTACTCTTAAGGGTACTACAGACAAGACCTTCTCATGGATTGATGCAACTGATGCATGGACATCTTCTGAGCACATGGATCTTGCTTCTGGCAAGGTATTAAAGATTAATGGAACTGAAGTTCTGTCAGCAACACAGTACACTGGAAATGCTGCAACAGTTACAAATGGTATTACTACAGCAAGCAAGATCTCAGCACTTGCTGCAACATCATCTTCAGAACTTGCAGGAGTTATTTCAGACGAGACAGGAACAGGCGCATTAGTATTTGCTAATACACCAACTCTTGTTAC